CGTCGATCGCGAATGACGTCAGGCTCCCTGATGTCGGCTTCGGAAGCTCCGATAGGGTGATCAACGTTGCGTTGCTGCAGCGGCAAATGATGGCGCTGTACATCGGCTTAGCGATCTCTTTTGCTGGCCTGATCACGGTCTTGGCCACGGCCATCCGGCGAGCGATTTGGAGTTTGCGGGCAGCCAGCTAGTCCCGATCCTCTACGACGTTCGCCAACTTCCACATTTCGTAAGCGGCCCAGAATTCGTGCGGGGTCGCATCCCAGAACTCGGCCGGCCCCCAGCCGATTAGGGCTGTGGCGAGCCCAGCTATTCTGCGACGGGGGTCGACTCCGTCGTCATCGTCGTCGTCTCCCCCGTCGCTGTCGCTTCCCCCGGGTTGTGCCCTCCGGTCAGCGCCATGGCGAGCAGCAGCGCGATGCGCGGCTGAACGATCATCAAACCAGCATTGAAGAGCAACTCGCGAACGTGCTCGACTTTCCAGCCGACCAAGTCTTTGCGATCGTTGGCGCGACCGAAAGCCGTCATCGTTTCGACGACGATCACAGCCATCTGTGCCAGCGAAAGGGCGCCACCGTCGGCTGAGATTGCCAACTCCTGCAGCGACTTGCCCGTCTTCTCCTCGAACGCGGTGATTGCCGTGTACGACGGGCGCAGGGGGTACTCGACCCCCTCAAGCGTGATCGTCAGCTCACCCCGCAGTGGATTGGCCGTCACGCGGTAGCACCCGTCTCGCCGGCGGCAGGTTCAGCCGCGGCGGCTTCGAGCACCTCCTCGCCGAACAGCTTGCGGACATCGGCCGCCACTGCCGCGACGCCAGCCGCCGCGATCTCGCGCGCCAGGACAACGAGAGGCGGCCGTTCCTTCTCGGGCAGGAAGGGCAGGAGCGCCTGGGCGACGTGGCCGGCAATGGGACTGCCGCTCAGGTTGCGTGCCGTCTCGACGGCGTTGTATCCCGTCCGACTGATCAGCTGGGCGTCGAGATCGCTGGGGCGACGGGGGGAGTAGGTCTTGGCTCCGATCTTCATCGGGAGTCTCCTTCGTTGGCCCGATCAGGACAGGGTGTCGATGGTCGGCGCGGCGGCGAGGCTGAGCTGGAAGTTCGCCTTCACGACGTCGTTCTTGCCCATGTCGGTGTTGAGTGAGCCGACGTAGAGCGACGCCTCGAAAACAGCGTCTTCATCGGCACCGGCGGCACCGCCCTTGCGGATCTGGAAACCGATCGGAGCGCCAGACGTGGCGGTGGTCTCCAGCCGCGTGAAGCCGTTCGCATCGGGCAGGTTCGGGTAAACCTCGCAGTCGATCGTCAGGGTGCGGAGGCCCTGTGCCTGCGTGCCGTAGGGGAAGTCGTCCTTGGTCGAAGTATCGATCGATTCCGCGCTGCGGTTGATCGTCAGGGTCGTCTGTCCCTTGACCTCGTTGTACGTGCCGGGCGTGGAGCTTTCGATCCACAGCCGATAGTCATTGCCGAGTTTCTTGGCCATTTCACTTGCTCCTTCGAAATGAAGCCCCGCGGTGGGGCCGGAGGTCACTCTGCGAGCGCGAACACCGTGAAGCGGGTCGTGCCGAGATAGGTTTCGCCGTCAGGCATCAGAAAGGCGGAGGCGCTTTCCTTCACCGGGCGGATCGTCCAGCCGGTGACGGCCAGGTGCTGCTCGTCGAGCGCGGCGATGATTTTCGCCTGCTCGTCCAGGACCGGCTTGCGCGCCTCGCCCTGGTAGACCGTGGTGATCTCCACCTCGATCTGCTCGTCGCCACTTTCCTTGTCGCCGAGCGGCGTGCCGCTCATGTCGCCGATGATGTTGACCGGCGGCGGCGTGTCTTCCGGCACATGCTGATGCACGGGCCACGATAGCCCGCCCTCCGACAACGCAGTGAAGATGGCGGCCTCGGTGGCGTTCTGGGCATCACTCATCGCCCGTTCCCTTCGCGGCCTTGCGGAGCACCCGGTCCCAGACGCTGCGGAGGCGCTGGTTGAGATCGCGGCGCAGATCCTTGTAGCGGCCGGTGACGAAGTGCTGCGCCGGATAGGCGCGGACTTTCATCAGGTAGCTGGACACAGCTCCGCTCGGCGCGCGACGCCGGGCGTTGACGGTCTTCGCTTTCCGGCCGAAATTGAGGATCCAGCCGTAGAACAGTTTGGCGCGGCCGCGCTTGGTCCCGAGAAGGCCGACCTGCATCTTCAGCGTCTTGGGCAGCACCTTCCACTTGATGCCCGCGCGCAGGGCACCACTGCGGCTCGGCGCGTGAGCCTGCATCTGGCGGGCGATCTTCGGCGCGCTGTCCTGCATGACGTGCACCAGTTCGGACCGCATCGTCTCGGGAATCGCCCGGAACAGTCGGCGGGTGCTCTTCACGCCCTTCATCCGGGAGCCGCGGCGCGCCATCAGACCAACGCCCCGCTCTCGCAGATCAGCAGGATAAAATCGCGCGGCTCCTGCGGCAGGGGCATCACCGACTTGATATCGAGCGTGGTGTCGCCCCAGATCAGCCGGTTCTTCGGCTTCACATCGTCGCGGCGGCGCATGATCACGCGCCACTGCTGCACGCTGCGCTGAACGCCTGCGAGCAGCGCTTCGTCTCCGCTGAGACCGACGATCTCGGTCCACTCGTCGCTGAATTTCTCCCAGCTGGTGGTGTATCCGCCCTGGCCGTTCGAAACGCGGGTCTCCTGCTCGATGTCGACGAGCTCGGTCAGATCTCCGGCGCCAGGCATCAGGCGTAGACCCGGAACGGCGCGAGCAGGTTCTCGACGCTCGTCGACATGGGGATCGCCGACGATATCGTGCCCGTGACGAAGGTTTCCCGCTGCTTGTAGAGATCGCCCGTCATCAGCAGGATCGCCGCGCGGATCGCCTCGGGCACGTCCTCGTAGCCGGCCTGGTAGCGGATGCGGACCGCCTCGCGCGAGTAGCGCGCGGTTGGCCAGCCGGTGCCATGGGCCGGCGCGATAATGCTGCCGAACTGCTCATAGGCCTCGGGCGCCATGGTCTGCTCGTCACCAGCGCTGTCGAGGTACTTCACCGACGAGACCGAGATCACCTCGGGGTAGGGCAACCGGATATCGGTGCAGGCAAAGGAGTTGAGCCGCACCTCGAGCGTCTGCACGCCGATCGCCCGGCCCAGCCAGCCGTCGGGCCCGTCGATATGCGACGTCGCCGCGGCGACATACATTTCGATCAGGTCGTCTTCCGTGTCGTGCCGAGCGCGGAGGTGGACCTTCGCCTCGTCGAACGTGATGACCGGCGACGGCGGGGTGATGACGGTGACGCGCATCAGCCAACAAACCCCGGATTCGCCGGCGCCAGCGCCTTGATGAAGGCGGCCCCCGGAACCTTCAGGCGCTCGTGACCGGCTTCATCCCAGTGGATGGCGGCGGAACCTTCGCTCTCGTAGTCGGGGTTGATCTGGACCTGCCCCCCGACGGTCGCCCCCGCCATATAGCGGTCGATGTCAAATACCGGTGTTCCAGCCTGAGCGCGGGCCCGAATGTCGTCGTTGTAGTCGCGGCGCAGGCTGTCGGTCGCGCCATAGTTCTTGATCGCGGTGTTCGACGGGCCCCAGGTGTAGATGCCCAGCGGTACTCCGGCTGCGTCGAGCGCGGTCTCCATGGACGAGACCTGATGCCGGATGCCGGCAGCGCCCTGTCCATCGCCGTTGAGGAGCGCGTCGGTGATGGTGGTGCTGATGTCGTTGGGTGAGCCAGCAGGGATGAGGGCGAGATCCGGGATAAGGCCCTGTGCGATAGCGTCGGCGACGTGGATTCGCGCCGAAGCCGTGTTCTGGCCCGACCAGCCAAGGTTGCTGGGGAGGTAGATGACGCCGGTCTGCTGGGTCAGGAGGGTGCAAGCCCGAACAACCCAGTTATTGCCGATCAGCGTAGTCTGGCCTTCGGCATTGCTGTCACCGAAGATTGCCACGCTGACGACCTTCCCGCGGAAGCGCGCGACATAGCCGACGATCGGGTTCACGCTGCTTGCCGCAGCCGCGCCGGTCGTGGCGAAGCTGCC